TGCCAGAAGCTGCGCGGAACAAGGTACACGAAACCATAGCAAAGCTAGACGTTGGTAACGCCGACAACCACGATTTGCATCTAGATTTGGTACACAACTTCTGGTTGCGTGATCGTGCGCGGGTCATAGGTGAGAAGGCAATCGAAATCTTTACTGGTGACAGTGAGGAGTTTGGTGAACTACGCCGCCTCATCGAAACAGTAGAAGACGGACGCATCAGCGACAAAACAACCTACACAAAGGTGGAACACGACTTCGAACAACTGTTAGAGGACGAAGCTGGTGATCCCGATTTCCCTTTTACATACGATCTGATCAGTGAGAATGTTGGCGGATTAGATCGTGGTAACTTAGGTATCCTGTTTGCCAGACCAGAAGTAGGCAAGACAACCTTCTGTTGTTTCCTTGCGGCATCGTACGTCAAGCAGGGGTTCAAGGTAACTTACTGGGCTAACGAAGAGCCAGCCCCAAAGATTAAGCTGCGTATCATCCAGTCGTATTTTGAACTCACCCGCCCAGAGATGGTAAGCAACAGAACCGACTTGGGTAGACGCTATCAAGAAGAGATAGCCCCCTTGCTTACGATCATGGATTCAGTTGGCACGTCGGTTGAAGAGATCGATGAGTATGCCAAGCTAAACAAGCCTGACGTTATGTTCTGTGACCAGTTGGATAAGTTTCGTATCTCTGGCGAGTACAATCGTGGGGATGAACGCCTCAAAGAAACGTACGTTGTTGCTCGTGAGATTGCCAAACGAAACCGACTATTGATGTGGGCTGTCAGTCAGGCAAGCTATGAGGCACACGACAGGCAGTGGATTGACTATTCGATGCTGGATAACTCACGGACAGGTAAGGCAGGGGAAGCCGACATCATCATAGGTATCGGCAAGACAGGCTCAAGCGAGGTTGAGAACACTGTGCGTCACATTTGCATATCCAAGAACAAGCTGAACGGATGGCATGGTATGATCAACGGACAGATCGATATCGAACGTGGCGTGTATTATTGATGACGGTCAAGCCGCGCAGAAGGTACTGGCTCGACAGATACAAGTGTGGCAAGGGTTGTGAGATTTGTGGATATAACGAACAGCCTGTTGCTTTACATTTTGATCACAAGTACCCTAGCGAAAAGAGACGAGCCATAGCGCACATGATGGATTACAAACTAACTAACTTGATAAATGAAATCAGAAAGTGTAGAATCCTCTGTGCAAACTGCCACTATATTGAAACAGATAAGGAACGGAGAGAATAGATGCCTTCTTTAGAATATATAAATCATTGTAGAGAAATAAGACATCGTGAAGAAAACATGCAAACGTATTCTTCCAAAGATATACCTGAGTTAAAGAAAAAACTAGCTGCTGCTAGAAAAGAAGCAAAAAAGATTTCTGAGTCTGACGATTTAAACAATCAACCGCGAAGAGAAGCAGGGAGACTTTCCAAACTTATAGGTCTGCTAGAGCACAGATTGTCGATACAGGATTACGGAAGCGGAACAGTCTTAGTAAATCAAAAGTACGTTGTAAGTCTTAGTAGTGCAAAATGGAGAATAAAAGGTAGAAATGTGTGGTACAATCACAAAAGAGATTTGACTCATTTTGTATGTAACTACATTCTAAAAGAAGATCAGGTAGAGTCCCCTACGCCACAGGAAGAACTTGCATATTTTCAAACACAGCTTAGAATACTGCTAGATCAAAAACCAGAGTGGCTTGTACACAGACTAAAGGCACTTACTAATGACTAATGTTCTAACCTTCGACGTGGAAACAACCCACATACACAAGGATAGCGGTGGCACGACTGCCCTGCCTTACTTTGGAAACCGACTCGTTTCTATTGGCTACAAGTGGTTGGGTAAGACTGTCCACTATCACTGCTACTCCCACGCTGACAAGCCAGCCTACGACTTTGCTGCCGAAACATTCCAGCGGGAACTTGACACGGCTGACGTTGTTGTGGGACAAAACATAAAGTTTGATCTGTCGTGGATCAGAGAATGCGGATTCAAGTATGAAGGACACGTCTATGATACGATGGTTGCAGAATATATTTTATCGAAAGCCCAGCGTTGGCCTCTTGGACTTGCTGCTCTTGCAGAAAAGTATGACGTTACCCGCAAGGAGAAAGACCTCGTTGCGCCGTATCTTAAAGACGGCAAGACCTTTTACGACATACCGTGGGAGATAGTAGAAGAGTACGGAAAAGCTGACGTACTTGCTACTGAAGAGATTGCACTTAAACAGCTTGATGCCTTTGGCACTACCTTTGAGGAACTATTCAATGACCAACAACTTGATACCGACATTAAAGCTTTCGCTTGAGATGACAGATACCCTCGCTCGTATCGAGCAACAGGGACTCAAGATAAACCTACAGACCCTCGATGAGATCGAGAAAGAATACCAAGAAGAGATGGACATCCTTGAGGTACGCCTCAACAAACTGGCGCGGGAAGCTATGGGGGATACTCCTGTCAACCTGTCCAGTCCTGATGATCGAAGCGTCTTACTGTATTCCCGCAAAGTGAAGGACAAACCTGAGTGGTCGCGTATGTTTAATCTGGGTCACGAGATGCGTGGCTCCACAATGAAACCCAAACTGCGTACCCGCATGAAGCGCAGTGAGTTCAACTCAACTGTCCGCCGCATGACAGAGGTAGTTCAAAAGACACGCGGACATCAATGCACAGATTGTCGTGGGGAAGGTCGCGTCAGCCCTCGCAAGAAAGATGGCACACTAGGAAAAGCAATCCGTATCTGCAAGCCGTGTAGTGGCACAGGAGTTATCTACGTTCCTACCGGCGAGGTTGCTGGCTTCAAGTTGGTTCCGCGTGATCCGATGGATACGGCATCCGCCGGATTCAAAACCGACAAGGTTACTTTAGAAAACCGACAAACCGACTTGTCTGGTGATGCCCACGAATTTGTTACAGCCTATGTACGTTACAATGCGTTGCGTACCTATCTGTCCACCTTTGTAGAAGGGATGAAAAACAATGTTGACGAGAATGGCTTTATACACCCAGAGTTTATGCAGTGTGTTACGGCGACGGGTCGTCTTTCGAGCCGCAATCCTAACTTTCAGAATATGCCACGTGGAAATACCTTCGCTATACGGAAGGTGGTCGAGAGCCGCTTCGAGGGTGGCTCGATACTTGAAGGGGATTATTCCCAGCTAGAATTTCGGGTAGCAGGTTTCCTTGCTAAAGACAGCCAAGCCTACATCGATGTAAATGAGGGTACAGATGTTCACAGCTATACTGCCAGTATTATCGGATGCAGCCGACAGGAAGCGAAGGCTCACACCTTCAAACCCTTGTACGGTGGTGTCACCGGAACCGACGCTCAACAACGCTACTACAGAGCCTTTAAAGAAAAGTATGAGGGTGTCACTACTTGGCACGAGCAACTCCAGCGAGAGGCCGTCCAGAAGCGATTAATCACCCTTCCAAGCGGCAGGCAGTATGCCTTTCCTCACGCACGTTGGACTCAGTGGGGTACGGCTACAAATCGGACTGCAATCTGTAACTATCCAGTGCAGGGATTTGCTACCGCTGACCTATTGCCTATCGCTCTTGTCAAGCTGCAAAATTTGTTCCTTGACAGAAAACTTATTTCTGTGATATGCAACACGGTACACGATTCAATCGTAGTCGATGTACACCCAAACGAAAAAGATATTTGTATCAAGCTGATGACAGAAGCAATGATGTCATTACCTGAAGAGACAATCAGAAGATATAATGTGGCGTACGATATGCCTGTCGGAATAGAATTAAAAATAGGCAAAAATTGGCTTGACTTGACAGAAGTAGACCTGTAGTATCAGTCTACAACCCTAACAACAGGAGCATGAAAAATCATGGATACAGGGACAGACTTAATGAATATGGACGATATGGACGCAATTGTAGCAGCTATGAATGCAGACAACGATGAAGCATTGATGGCAGCAAGTGGTCAGAATGTAAAACAGACTGGTCAAAAAGGACTACCTAGAATCAATATCAACTACGATGCAGAGACAGAGGACGGTAAGAGCCTACCTCGTGGATCGTGGAAGATGTACATGGATGGTCGCTACATCTTTGCAGAAGAAGTGGTAATCCGCCCAATCCTTCGTACATTCGAGTACAGTGTATGGGATCAGGAAAGCGGTACGTTTGCATCCAAGTCAGTACAGAAGACCGTACTGTCTGGTATGTTCCCCGATACAAACGGCGGAAACAAATGTGGTCGCTTGACTCGTGACGAGGAAGATCGTTTGTCTAAGGATGACGTTGCTTACCTCAACTCTCGTGCGTCAAGCTGTAACCAAATCCTTTACTCTAAGGTGTCTGGCACATTTAAGGACGTAGATGGTAACGAGGTCGTTTTGGATAACGAACCTGTCGTTGCTTACTTCAAACGTTCTGGTTTCATTCCGATGAACGACTTCATCAACAACTTGAGCAAGCAAAACAAGGTTATGCAGAAGTGCGAAATCTTGTTGGGTACAAGCCGCCACAAGAAAGGCAGCGTAACCTACTGGACACCAAACCCTACCTTGAAGGGTGTAGTTCCAGAGATCAGCGCATACGACAAGGAGTTGATGGCTAAGTTTGTTGAGACTGTAAAAGGTCACAATGAGACTGTTATGAACCAGCATCGGGACGCAGCAAAGCTTCTCGCTGACGATGACGACATCGATTTAGCAGCGGACTTTGACAATGCTAACGCTGCTTAAAATCCAAGACTATATGTCTAAGGCTCTCAGGGGGGAAGTTTCTGTCTCCCCTGAGACTATCGAAACATTTAAAAACGATTGTGCAAACTCTATTGTAAAGCAACTCAGTCCTAATAGCAGGGGTGAGTACCGTCTTCGTATGTCCGGTTTGGGTCGTCCACTTTGCCAGCAGGTACTGGATAAACACGGCATAAAAGAAGACATGGAATATAATACCTTGTTCCGTTTCATGTTTGGTGATCTCACTGAATCTATCCTCATGGCAGTTATGCAAGAGGCTGGGGTTGAGATCGTGGACTACCAGAAACAGGTCGAGTTAGATATCGGCGGGGAGAAACTAAAAGGAACCCTCGACGTAATCTTACGAGATGAAACAGGTCAAGATAAGGTCTGGGATATCAAGTCTGCAAGTGACTGGGCATTCAACTATAAGTTTACTGGGATGGGTGGTTACGACAAGCTAAAGGAAGAAGACCCATTTGGTTACTTGATGCAGGGGTTCTTGTATAGTGAGGCTGTCGGTTTGCCGTTCGGTGGATGGATAGTTGTCAACAAGTCAAACGGTATGGTTGCTGTAGTCGACGTGCCAGACTGGTCACAAGAAGACAAGGCAGACTATCTCAGGGATGCTGCGGAACGAATCAAGTTCCTTAACAACCCAGATGTGAAGCCGTTCAAGCCGTACAAACCAATTCCAGAAACCTACAAGAACAAAGGTGAGTTGGTTTCGACAGGAAACAAGCTGTTACCACGCGAATGCAACCTGTGTGGTTATCGACACCACTGTTGGCCTGATGCTATCTTGCACAGTCGTGTAACATCACGAGCAAAGTCGCCACCACAGGTTTGGTATTCGACTCTAAAGAAAAAGGAACTATGATGCCGTACCTGTTTGTAAAGAACTATGAAGTAGACTTGATGCACATGAACAAAAACTTGTATCACATCTACATCGAGTCGACAAAGAAGAGCGGGGGAGAAAGGCGGGTCTGTCAGATGCGTATACATCAGAACGGCCTGCCTCTCACTCTTGTCAACAACTACAGCAAAGAAGGATCGCTCCACGCAGATACTGAGGTGCGAGACATAAAGACTGTAGAAGAAGAACTACAAAAGATAAGCAGAATATCTCACGCGGGAGCGTATGTATGTGTGCCGATGCACCCTTTAACAACAGAACTTACAAATATAGAAAGACTATCCCCCAAACTGGCAGGGTATCTGATAAAAAGATTTCAATCGATTGGACTAGAGTTTTGAAAAAATCACGATATAGGTCGCAGTTCGAGTTGAATCTTGCTCGAACATTGACAGAAAACAAAGTGCCATTTCGGTACGAAGAAACAAAGTTTCAATATATACCCGAACCACGCAATTATACACCTGACTTCTACCTAGAAAAGTCAGACATCTACGTTGAGGCAAAAGGCCACCTAACAAAAGACGACAGAGTTAAGATGCTACTTGTCAAGAAACAACATCCCAAGCTAGATATTCGGTTTGTATTTCTTCGTGCATCAAATAAGATTTACAAGGGTAGCAAAACAACGTACGCTGCTTGGTGTGAACGACATAATTTTATCTGGGCTGAAGGCTCAATTCCAACAGATTGGTATGAAAAAAATGGCAGACGATAGCGATATCCAACAGAGTATGGAAGCCCTGTCTCTTTTACCGGACAGGTATTACATCATTCTTCGTTCTACCGGAGACAATGAGTTTACCCTGTCAGCGTACGACACCACAAGCAAGACGTACGAAGAGGATGAAGATTTCGATTCGGCTATGGTCATACAAGAGGGTGCACTCGATATGATCCGTATGCACACCGACGAGGTTTACGATAGGGGTGTTGCTGCGATACAGTTTAGGCTGGTAGGTCAGGAGATGATTGAAGAGGCAGAGATCACTGATCCTAAAGCAATCAAAGCAGTTGAAGGCAACGTAGTTAAAGTAGATTTTGGAACGAAGCAATGAAACTAGATGAATACCAAATGAGAGCGGAAGACACCGCGATATACCCCAACGAATACGCTATTGTGTACCCTGCGCTGGGTTTAGCTGGGGAAGCCGGTGAGGTAGCGGACAAAGTAAAGAAGATTATCCGCGACGGAAAGCCTGAACTTTTTTACAAGGATGATATTGCAAAGGAACTGGGAGACGTGTTATGGTACGTTGCAATTCTTGCAAGAGACTTAGGATACAGCTTAGAAGAGGTCGCGCAGCGCAACTTGGACAAGTTAGAGGATCGCAAGAACCGCGATATGTTGCAGGGCAGCGGAGACAATCGATGAGACACGAAGCATACATGAAGATGATGGAAGACGAAAACGAACAGGCTGGTAAAGAAGCGTACGGGGGGGTAGATCTTGTCAACAATCCGCCACACTATAATCAAGCAGGTATTGAGTGCATCGACGCAATCGAGGCGGCGTTGTCTCCAGAAGAATTACGAGGATACTACAAAGGTAACATCCTCAAGTACACATGGCGAGAAAGATACAAAAACGGAGACCAAGACCTTTCCAAAGCCAGATGGTACACAGACAGACTATTAACAATTAAAAACCGACACGAAGAGGAATAAGAACATGAACAACATGTTGCCTACACCATACCAACAATTCATTCACAAGTCGCGCTATGCACGTTGGATCGAAGACGAGCAGCGCAGGGAGAACTGGGATGAGACCGTATCCCGATATATTTCTTTTATGGATTCTTATGTGCACGACAAGCACGGCTATAAGCTGGACAGTTCACTGAGAAACGAACTCGAAGAGGCTATCCTCAATCTGCGTATCATGCCTTCTATGAGAGCAATGATGACTGCTGGTCAAGCCCTAGACCGTGACGCAGTGTGTGGCTACAATTGTAGCTACATTCCTGTAGATAGCCCTCGTGCGTTCGATGAATGTATGTATATTTTGATGTGTGGTACAGGCGTTGGTTTTAGTGTGGAGAGAGAAAATGTCGATAGGCTACCTACTATATCTGATAATTTTAATAAGTCCGATACTGTAATTAAAGTAGGGGATAGCAAACCGGGATGGGCAAAGGCACTGCGCGAGTTGATTGCGTTGCTCTATGCAGGACAGATTCCTTCGTGGGATGTGTCCGGTGTTCGGGCTGCAGGGGAACGCCTGAAGGTTATGGGTGGTCGTGCAAGCGGACCACAACCCCTTGTCGATCTGTTTAACTTTACTGTTGAAATATTCAAGAAGGCACGTGGTCGCCGTCTGTTTCCAATCGAGTGCCACGATCTCATGTGTAAGATTGGAGAGATCGTAGTCGTAGGGGGTGTTCGTCGCTCTGCTCTGATTAGCCTGTCGAACCTTAACGACGATCAGATGGCACACGCCAAGTCTGGTATGTGGTGGGAGTCTGAGCCACAACGTGCGCTGGCAAACAACTCAGTTGCCTACAAGACAAAGCCTGAGATGGGTACGTTCATGCGAGAGTGGCTTGCCCTGTACGATAGCAAGTCTGGTGAGCGTGGCATGTTCAACCGTGAAGCAGCCGACAAACATGTTGCTCGTAACGGTCGTCGTGAGACAGGTCACATGTGGGGAACAAACCCATGTTCTGAAATCATCTTGCGTGGTTACCAGTTTTGTAATCTGTCTGAGGTAGTTGTTCGTGAAACCGACTCCCTTCAAGACCTCAAAGATAAGGTACGCTTGGCAACAGTCTTGGGAACCCTGCAGTCTACTCTGACAGACTTCAAGTACCTTCGTAACATCTGGAAGAAGAACACGGAAGATGAGCGTTTGTTGGGTGTGTCCCTGACAGGCATCATGGATCATCCGCTTCTTTCAAAGAACGTGGATAGCAAGCGTTGGCTCGAAGAGATGCGGGAAACCGCTGTAGAAACAAACCGACGTATTGCAGAGGAGATTGGTATCCCTGTCAGCGCAGCAATCACCTGCGTAAAGCCGTCAGGAACCGTATCGCAATTGGTAGATGCAGCTAGTGGCATCCATGCACGACACAACGATTATTACATCCGTACTGTTCGTGGTGACAACAAAGACCCCCTGACGCAGTTCCTGATCGAAACCGGCGTACACAACGAGCGTGACATGATGAAGCCAGACTCTACGACTGTCTTTTCGTTCCCGATGAAGTCGCCTGACGGTGCAGTTACACGAACTCAGATGACAGCTATCGAGCAGCTAGAATTGTGGAAGACCTATGCCTTACATTGGTGTGAGCACAAGCCATCTGTTACCATCACGGTAAAGGAACACGAATGGATGGAAGTCGGTGCGTGGGTATACGAAAACTTTGACGTTGCGTCTGGTGTCTCGTTCCTTCCTCACAGTGACCACACCTATCAACAGGCTCCGTATCAGGACATCGATGTGGATGAGTATAACGAGTGGATGCAGACCTACAAGGATGTCAAGATTGATTGGGAAAAGCTGACTGACTTCGAGAAAGAAGACAACACCAGTGGGTCACGTGAGTTGGCTTGTACTGCGGGTGTCTGTGAAGTAGTGGACTTGAACGCAGCATGAGTAAGTTGGTTTGGAAGCGGGGTGACGGTTGGGTTCAATACAACCCACCCCGCAGCCATCCTAGCTATGCGGAATGGCAGAAACTAAAAGAGAAAGAAGCCAAAGAAGGAGAAGGCAAGTGAGTTGCTGGCATTGTAAAGGTGAAATGATTTGGAACAGTGATGTTGACTTAGAAGACAATAATTACTATTCTATGATTACGTTTCTGGAATGCAAAGACTGTGGGTCAGAGGCAGAATTTTGGTTACCTAGAGAAAAGGAAGAAAGTAATGTCTGAAGAACAAAAAGACATCATCGTAATCGATGGAACAGAATACGAGTTTGACACCCTAGAGGACAAACAGAAGTACATCGTCAATCAGATTCGTGATTTGAATGTTAAGGTTGCACAGGCGCAGTTTGGTATAGACCAACTACGTACGGCACAATCTGCCTTCACAAACATGTTGGTTTCGTCTGTAAAGGAAGAGTCTGTTGATACAAATCAAGATAACGCCTGATATTATTTCTCGTGCCAAAAAGAAAGCTGCCTCTGTAGGTAATCTACAGGGCAGCATCACGGGCAGTCTCAGCAATGTGGTTGGGGCAATCGGAGAAATAATCGTTGAGGAGTACGTCGGCGGTGAGCCTGTCAACAGTAAGGACTTTGACCTGTTGATAGGAAACCGACGTGTCGACGTAAAGACCAAGCGGTGCAATACTACGCCATCTCCAAACTATGATTGCTCTGTGGCTGCACACGGATCGAAGCAAGACTGCGACAGCTATGTCTTTGTCCGCATCCTTACAGATCACAGCAAGGCTTGGATTTTGGGAGAGATACCAAAAGAAACGTTTTATAAAAAGGCTACACGATACAACAGAGGGGATGTCGATCCGGCAAACGGATTCACATTTAGAGCCGACTGTTACAACCTAGCAATTCAAGAACTAGAGAACGTCAATGGCAAAGAAGCAGCACAAAGCTAATCTATTTCAATTTACAGCGTACCTAAAACAAGACGGCAATATCGAACTAAATATGGATGGCGTTACGCCAGAAGATTTAGAGTCCGTAATGAATTCAGGGATGCCAGAGTATGAAGGTGCACACTCTATAGCATCCCTGCTTAGATATCTCAGATCGATGGGAAATGAGATGTTGGATAAATCGAGACAATATATTTAAGTAGTCAAGACTTCTTGTGTTCCTTGATTACCTCGAATCGTGCATTCAAAAACGAACCCCGATGACGCTTGTAGCCGTCTTTGGGGTTTTTCATTAGGACAAACTCCTTGCCCTTTTTCATCCAGTGGTAGCCCTCTGGTGCACGAATAACCTTCCTAGCCACGAGTCTTTGCCTTTCCGCCGTACATCATTCCGCTGCGTACAGGATTTCCGTCTCTGTCTCGTACTGGATTTCCGTCTTTATCTCTTACGATACCTGCGGCACCGGCAATTTTATCCGCATAAGTTACCTTATCATAAGGCGGAGCAAGTGCTGCAAATTTTCTTTTACCACTCTTGTTTGACTTTGCCATACCCCCCTTTGCCATATTCATTGACATACCCATAGGTTGCATCTGGGTCGGTTTCTCTTGTTTCTGTGGTTGCATCATAGGCGCAGACTGCATCATCCCACCCATCTGTGCTTTTTTGCGGGGCTTGGTTGCTGTACCGCCGTACATCATCGGCTTGCGACGAGACATACCACCATACATCATACCCTTGCGTTGTCCGTTGTAATATGTTTTCATCATCCTTCTGTATCTCCGGGAATTAGTTGTGCCGTAAAGTATTTCTGTATGTCTTCAGGTGTTCCTTCTGGAAGATAGTCAACCATATTCAAACCTAGTCTTGACATCTCTGTGTATACGAAGTCAAATGTTGCACTTCCAAATTTTTCAAAGTCCTTCTTAGTCATACTTTGTGGATATTCCATAACCCTAAGAACAAACTCTGCGTTTTCTCTGCTAGTTGCTGCCATCTTCATCATATCAATTCCAGCAGCGGTGGCAATAGATAAAGCTAGTTCGCCGGACACATACGGAACACTGACTTGATTTCGCATCAAACTAAAACCACGAGACATGGCATAGTTAGTAGTGAGAGGGCGGAATAGGTTGCCTATTTCGACGCGGGTAAGATCAGTCTTTGCTTGTGAAGCCAAAAAGTCAAATACACCTTCGATAGCATCAACCCACTTTTCCGCGTCTTTCATCTGTTTTTCTGTAGGAATATTGTAAGAAAGGGATTCTGTTCCAACAAGCAACGCTGTTAGATTTTTCTTAAAGATAGCCCCCTGCTCACCCTCAAAAAGTAAAGCTCCTTCTGCTGGTGCATCGAAGGTTTTCAGAACTTTCTGTCCTTCTGGCAATCCCAGTAGAGTTTTTCCTTCTTGAGTTTTAAGCTTTGCAACGTTCATCATACCGTTGATGACCATGCTACGGAATGCCTGATCAATAACTTCTACGGCGTTTACGTCTTGTCCATCAACATTAACGGTAAGGCTGATGACATCTCCTCCACCCTCTTTGAACTTCTTTGCACCTACCAGATTTATAAGGGCGTTTCTCTTCATGTCTTGGATTCTGTATAGTCCGCCCTCACCTATATTAAACACATTCATAAGAAAATCTTCAGGCTTGTCTATAGGAATATTAGAAGCTTTAATCACACTGTCTTGTCCGACTTGCAGTATTCTTTTGTTTCTTACGGCTTCGGTTGCTGCCGCTTCTACCTTGCCAACTACATCGGCGCGTAGTTCTACAACCTTTTGTGCAAATGCTTTAGAGTTGGATAGTTCGTGGAAAATGCTGTTGTTTGTTTCGAGTATCCCACCTAAATCCACGATATTAATCATTTCACTAGAGCCATCTGCGTATCGTACAGGAAATCTTAAAGCTTGCTGTAAGTTTTCTAAGTCATCTACGTTTATAGAAGGAAACGCTGACGGAACATCTACTGCGCCAAACGCCCCTACAACTTCTGTTTGCCCAGAGGTTATTGCTTTTAAAGATCTTTGAGCGTCCTTACCCCACGCATCATATATGTAGGCAGAAAGATATCCAGATATTGCTCGAAGTCTTGCAATGTCTTCAGGGCTATCTGCTCTAAATACAGCGTTTCCTTTTTCATCTCTACTAGCCAGTTCTTGTAGCATAGTATTAAATTGCACACCAATTTCATTTATTGTGGTAGCTTTATTATTTCCAGAAATAGCCTTGCTAACTTGTCCAACAAAGTTATTTAACATGGTTACAGGATTGTCATTACCCTTATAATTTCTAGTAAAGATAGACGTGTTTATTTCCGTACCGTATACCTCGTTGACATCTAAGTCTTCAAAGTTCAAATAGTCAGAGCCGTTATCAGCAGCCCTTTCCCTTGCACCCACTGTTGTTACACCGTTTTTTGCAAAAGTTTTAGTAATGGGTCCGTTTAGGCGAATTCTATCCCACCATTCTGCTTGATATATTCGTGCAGCAGAATCCCACTCATCTCTGTACTCTTGTGGAATTATTTCCTTTGCTTCTGTAACAAACTCAAAGTACCGCGCAGATAAGCTATCATTTCTTATCCGTGCGCCGTATTCTGCAAAAGCAGAAACTACGTCCATAACCTCTCCGGGTAGTGCTTTGAATGCACCTAACTCTCCGTTTTCTGAGTGCCAAATTACTATCTCTAGTGGTGAAACATCTTCACTAATAAACTCATCATTTTTTGTTCCATCGCTAAACACAGGCGTGGAATGGCGAAGTCTCATCTTTTCAAAGGTGGTGTTTGGTAGCTTGTCTATTTCACGTCTAGCCATTTCATTAAAAGCTTTACGTGCCCTTTTACCTAAGTTGCCAGCAAAAAATGCACTGTCTCGACCAAAGAACTCTCCTAGCGCAGAACTCGTGCTAGGTGCATTTTCATCTTTTGCAATACGAAACATGCGGCGAACAAGGTCAGTGACATCTACTGACTTTTCTTCAGAGATGGCTTTTTTGTCTAAGTCAATAAAACCACGACGGGCCGTCTTCTTTGCATCTGTAAGAAATCCACCAATTAGGTTTTCCCATCCTCGTGCGAGGCGAAGTCCTGTACCGTAGTTCAGGTTGAACTTAGTTAAATCTTTCGCCCGTTCTGTGTGCATTTCCATACGCTGAGTGGCAAGCTTATTTGCTTCTGCTAGTTCGTCCAACTCTGGGTTTAAGCGTCTCTGCACATCGAGGTGGACCTCTTCTAGGCGGGAAATTACACTATGATCTGCGTTGGTAAACCGACTGCTTAGAAGCAGGTCCCTTGCGTCCATAACCTTTTCGCTTAAATCTCTTCCGTCCGCATTGAGGTGTTCTTGGCTAGTTGCCAAGCCCTGCTTCAAGACACCAATGTAGTCTGAAATAATCTTACGAGATTTGACGTCTGTTATGTTAGCATTCTTTAGTTGAGATTCTAGCTGGGCTACAAACTCGCTTCCTTGTTGTAAGGTAAATGCACGAAAGTTTTGTAAGGTCTGTGCTTCGTTTACATTGGTCAAAGACGTAAGTTCTTTAGCACTTATTTTACCAAGTGCAAGCTGCTCTGACGCTCTCATCCAACTCAAGTTAGTTAGAGAAGCAGTAGAAAGAGAAAATGTTTGACGAGCACGGGCTAAACCTTCAGTATCCTCTGGGTCCCACATAGCAAGTATTTTTTCTTGTGCTTCCCGCATGGTTCGAGCGTATCTTGCTACTTGATCCCTGTTTTCAGGCGTTAGCCGCGCTGACAGCTTTCTAACATAATTTAAAGCACGGATTTCTTTAGAGCCTACGTTCATTCCATTCTGACGTAGGAGATTAGCGTACGCTGTTACATCAGCATCTGAAAGCAAACCTCCTATGCTTCTGCCAGTTAATTTTTCATACCCAGCAACATCAATCAGACTTTCAATGCCTATCGCAAGCTGATTAGTCAAGTCTCCTGCAGCACTATTCGCATAGTTCAGCATTTTTCCAGTGATGAAAAGACCACCCTTACCTACTGTTAGATATCCTATGCTTCCCATAGCTTCTGCAGTTAGCCTGTCACCATCAAACGCATCAGTAAGAAGTTCACCGGCATTGTATTGGGCTACTGACAATAGGGTAGTATCTTTAACCCCCTGCCAAATAACGCTTACAGGCATGTTATTAAGCAACTTTGCCCTGATCAACTGATTTGTAAGGGATTCCCTTTTACGAGTTAATTCTAAGTATTCGACGGACGGACGCGATAGATCAAATCCCTTTTTCATTTCCAAGTCACGAATTTTCATGTCAGTATCGTTGATGCCGTCTTTTAGGCGTTTGAAACCGACCCGCGATTGATTCATGTCTATACCGCGCAATACGTCTTTTTCATTATACTTTTTCAAAAGATCACGAAAATCATTGTCGTGCTTTAAAATAAAGAATGCCCCAACGTCATCTACGTCTTTTATCTTATCAGCAACTGCCCCGCCAGCCTTACGTATAGCTTGAACATCTTCAACTAAGTCGTCATATACTTTTAGGCTTTTCTTGGCTTTTGTTCCTAAGTCAGCGGTTACTAAACCGGCAGCTTCTACAAAAGATAGCATAAATCTTTCACTTTTACTAAACAGGTTTGTTGCCGTATTCATTACCTGATAAACATCTTCGTCAGACAGATAGTTTATGGGTGCATCTTTCTCTGTTCCGTCGGCTTGCGGTACTTTAACGGATATTAGCCTGTTGTATGTCTCGTCGTTAATCTCGCCAGCCTGTCGTTTTTCCTCTAGTCTGTCACGAATAAACTCATTCCAAGTTTCGTTTATGTCTTGGATAGCCACACTATCTGAAAGAGTTTTATCCCAAGTTTCTTGTACTTTGTTGCGGTATCCTTCTGTAGCTTTCCACGCCTCATTCCACTGAATTGAGTCTGTTATACCTACCATGCTTCCAATGCCTTTAGCCGCATAGTACGCACCTGCGGAAACACCCGCTGGAACATAGCTAAGTGCTGCGTCCCCTAAAAATTGTGCGTTAGAACGAATATACCCATCGTTTATTCTTTCGATAACCATGTCCATAAAGTCGTGGGTACTAACACCATCGACCATAATTTGCTCTAAGATAGTCTGTTCTTTTCTAGAAAGACCTGTTTCGTTACCTGCTCTGTCTGTAGCAAACTTACCGCTTGTAATCACGCTGATAGCTTTTGAAGAGTCAAACTGTTTGCGCTGTTCGGAATGAAGAAGCGGGTCCGCTTCCTTTTCTACAGTCGGCTCAAAATCACCAAATTCATCCGTAAACCGACGTGCAACTTTTGGTGATTCGTACTGTTGCTTGTAGTAGCTGTACGAACCTTGTAATAAGTCGTTTGCAGATTTTAGTTCTTCTTCTTTTTGCTGCTCGTTTAAGCCCATTGACGACAGCATGGACGGATTGTTAACAATAGATAGTGCCCCTTGTAGGCTATCGACATCTACTTCATCTACTTGTCCAGCAACAATCATGTCCTTGAAGGCAGTCATATCTAAAGTAACGGGGCGTTCTGCCTGCTGTGTTTCTGCCGCTATGTCAGCACGTTTTTCTAAAGGCGTACGAATTCCTTTACCAAGAATACCGGTCTCTGCAACAGCCTTACCTACAGGACGCAAGGCTTTATCACGGGCAGTCTCAACATTCCGATAAAAAGAGTTCGGTTTATCTAAAGTAGAATTTGTTTCTGCAACAGAAGCGGGAATTTCGCCTGCTACAGTCATTGCAGAAATGTCGTCTATGTTCTCTTGTTGTGTGTTTTGAAGAACCATTACAGTACGTATCCTTTAGACTTGCTCTTGAGTTTGTGCCCACATGTTCCACGCATCTGGGGCATTCTTTTTCCATGTTTCTAATTCTTCTGGAGTAGCATCCTGTACAGTTTTGTATTTATTTTGCGGATCACGTGTGCGTATTGTATTGGTCATGGAATCCCAATACCAGAGTTTCGTATCTCTTAAGGTTGGTACGGCTCCTTCTTCCGGCTTCATTCCGCTTGCAGCCGTCATAGGAGTCCGATATCCTGCTTTTTTTGAAAGCTGCATAAAGGTATACGCACCCTTAATTTGTTTTTTGGATAGAGGAGTAGCACGACCAGATGAATCCGCAATCTGTATGATATATGAGTATTGATCTTTCTGACGCTGAAACTGGTTTAATGCTAGAGTTGCTCGTTCAATAGCAATTTCAGGAGTGTCCCAGTTGCTTCCTAATCTAACCAACTGAGCATCAATGTCTTGGTTAGACAAACGACCAGACGGATCAGCCGCACGTGCCATCTGGAAAGCAAGAGCAATACGGGATGCTTCTAGTTTTGCAAACTGTATAGCTTGCTGCTCTGCAAAACTTTCATCTCCATTAGATTGCTTTAAGTATCTTTTATAACCCTCATTATACTTTGCTTTAATACCTGCATTGAGTTCCGCCAACCTTTCTTTTGTGACGTATTTTACAGGATCGCCGTCAGGGTCAGTTGATAAATTAGCAACTTCAGACTGAGATACCACCATAGTTGATGGGCCATATTGAGTGACGAAGCTTGCATCTATAAATTCGCTGTCTTTACTTCCCCAAAAATCACTGTCGTTTCTACCTAAAAGACTTCTTGCAACAGCCTTACCTGCAGCAATTAAAAGGTAGGCTTTGCCAGCAATAATAGGGGGAGATTTACCCTCACCTGCTTTTGCTACCTGATCTTGCAGTAGTTTAACGTAATCCTTTAATTCAACAATAGTATTACCTACTTCAACATCCCGTTCTTTAATTTTATTGAAGTCTTCTTCTTTTGCATTACGACTTATTAACAATCTGGCACCATACAGTCTATTAGTTGTGCTCACATCCTTCACGTTTATATTTCCACTGCTTGGGTCCCAATCTGTCAAGGGAACCATCAAAGCAAGTGCTACCTGCATTGCAATCGGATCGTTGTTTGTAGCATTACGCAACTTACTTAAAATATCTTCTGCTGTTGCTTGTTCCATCAAATTAAAGTTTGGACTTTCACTATCCAAGTTCAAGTCCCTGCCAAAAGTATTGATGATTGTGGCTGCACCATTTAATGCCCTTGTTTTTCTACTCAGGTCAAATCCAGTTATGTTAGCAAGCTGTGAATCGAACACCTCTGCAAATTTGTTTCGCTCTATACCTAGACCATCTGCTAATTGTCCGTACGCATTACCGTAAGTTTCATCGTTAAAATTTATAGTTAGGCGTATAGATCCGTTACTATCGACCGTTCTAGATAACTCGTCTGTAGATACGATTGCAGATGCACCAGATGCGACATTCTCATCAGCACCCTCTGGTTTCATAACCCCCGTTTTTAAAGCTAAAAGCTGATCAAGGTAGGGCTGTATATTCTTAAATGTTTTTGCAGGATTCCACGAAACTAAATTAATATCACCACCGTTTCTTTTTAGTTCAGCATCATATTCATTGGTAAGGATATTCATGTGTGTTTGAATCGTTCCTATGAAAGCACTCAACTGTGGTGCCGTAAGATTCTTTAGTCCAGACTGTTCTTTTGAAGAAAGAGATCGATACATAGAGTTCAGAGCAAGTGGACTTTCTACTTTACCGCCTTTTCCAAAAACGTTGTAGTCAAACCCGTAAGAACCAATTTGTGCTTCGTAATCAGATGCTCTCTGCAAAGAACTTTGCATCTTTGCAAGATCCAAATCTATCCCGTCGGTTGCGCGACCAAACGGGCCAATAGGCTCACGCTCATTAAACTTTTGACGAGCGGATTTAATCAGAGTAAATATGCCGCTGGTATCTTTTTTAGGATCCCAGCTTGCTTGAATTGCCAATTCTTCAATTCTGTCAACTTTAGCCTGTTCAGCTAAACGTCTTGCTTCTTCTTTTTCAATGTTCTGTGTGAAGCCCTTGATAAGGCCAGTAGCGAATGCTGCACCAATACCCATCTTATTCAGCCTCTTCTTTCGTCGGTTTCATATTCATAAAGCTTTCCGGCTTTGGTTCTTCTGGTATGTAACCGCGCCGAATTTCCTCGTTAATCTGTTCGCTAACATACGCAAACATGCTAGGATTGTTTTGCTTCATCATCTGGAAGAATGTATCGTCGTCCATTTCGTCACGCTCTAACTGATCGTCGTTCTCAAAGAAACGATACGGAATACCTTCCTCTTCTGCCATCCCAGCGATTACCATTGCAAGAGGACCCTTGATCATCACACCAACGTCAGGATTAAACCGACCCTCTTGGAACCCCTGCATGATGTATCCTTCGACAAGCACCTCGACAGAGGCACCGACGATTAGCATCTTCATCATTTCGCGTTTGACTTTTTTTACCTTGAGGCTGGCTATAGCTTTGTTCAAGGCTTCTTCTGCATCGACGGTTTGAGGGGGCTGACCCCAAGCGTAGTTTTGATTGTCTTGGGTGATGCTATATCCCGGCGGCACTCGTGCGAAGGGATCTTTCGCTTCGATGGTACCACGCATAGGCTGATCTTGTGCTATTCTCATATGCCTACCTCACCTTTCAATGTCGCTTCTGCAATAACTTTTGTTTTGCGTCCAGACCGAACAGTAGGGGTTACCTCTTGTCCTGCTGCTGCACGTAGGTTTTGAAGATGTGGGTTTTGGGAATTGTACAAGGCTTCCCAATATCGTGATACCTCTGGGTTTTGATATAGACGCTGTTGCATTTCAGGCATCTGAACCTGACCGACTGCCGTACCGCGAGTCAATTGCTTTATAGTACGTGCTCTTTCTATTTCTGGTGCTTGACTAAATACTTGAGCGTCCTTGCCTTTTGATTCAACCCAAGCTTGTGCACCCTTCTTGATAAATCCCAGAGCGGTTGAGGAATCATACAAACCAGCATCTTCGTCAGCAAACATGTCCGCTGGATTGCTGCTTCTTCCACCACCAAACAACGAACTTCCGAAAGTCCAGACGGTGCTAATAATGTTACCTAAATCAAACATCTATTTTCCTAACTTATGCGTTTGCAATCCACTTGGCAATCCAGTTTCCAACTCCGGCAGCTAGGTTGTCTTTTTGTGTTTGATCGTATATCTTCTGACTATTTGCAAATTCCATAGCCATGATTCCGATTTCGTGCTGCCGTTGCAGTTGTGATTCTCCCTTTTGAAAGTTCCACGCTGCATTGTCACGATACTGTTGCCATAGATTATTCATTGCATTTTGTGTTGCATTAAAAGTGTTCTGAACGTTTTGGCGGTTGGCTTCGTTAGCGGCTGCAGTATTTGCCGTGTTTACTTGTCTGCGCCACTGAACGTTGGATTGATCTACAGCAAATTGCATGTTTGCATTGAACTTAGAACGGGCATCATTCATTGAGGCATTGAACTGATTCATTGCGTTGGCTTCACCAGCATTGAACTGGTTCATTGCGGCTACCCGGTTAGCGTTTGCTGTCTCGACCTGACTTCCCAACTCTTGAAAGAACTGCTCAACCTGCAACTCGTTCTTTGCGTTGAACTGCTGACGGGCGTTTTCTTCAGCGGCATCTTTGAAAATAGCTTGAGTCAGGGCGTTGTACGAAAGGGTATTGGCCTGCTGCTGTGCGTCGAGGTTCTTTGTTTCGATAGCAAGAAGAGACTGTGCGTTCGTTACTGCAGAAGTCAAACGAGCATTTAAATTTGCCTTGTCCATTGCCGCAAAGGTTGCAGCGTTGGACAGAGCCATCTGCTGTTCGTTGTTCAGGTTTGCAAGCTGAATCGTTGCATACTTCTTTGCGTCGTCGGCTGCAATCGTGATTCCAGATTCCAAGACAGCTTGGGTCATTGCTGCTGCAGCCATCGAACTGCCGCCCAATCCACGTGCTTGCATAATACCGCCGATTTTACGAACGGCAGGAGCAGCCCACGGGGGCATCGGTTGACCTTGCTGGATGCTTCCCAACAGTTGACTCATTTGATATTGGGTGGTAGCCCGTTGGTCTAGTTGTTGGGTTGCTGCTGTGCCGATTGCTCCTGCAGACGGACCTGCCTGTACCCCAGTCATGTCAACCTGAACAGGCTGAGTGATTTGAGCGGCTTGCATCGTTCCTACCTGCGGAGTTACCTGCGTGGTAGTTGCGACTTGGCCTAAGTTAGGTGTCGTCTGAGTAGGTAGGGGGGCTATTGTTCCGGCAGTTCCCGCCGTTGCAGTAGGAACTGTAGGTTGTGCAGCAATTTGAGTACCGGTTGTTCCCTGTATTTCGTTGGAAGCAATGGTCTGTGTTACAGGAACTGCAGCAGGAATACCCGCTCCGGCAAGTGCACCTACTTCTGTTTGTAATTGCTGATCTGTAGTAATTGTTGCCATACCCTAGTCCCTTTGCAAAACCTTATCCAACTTATCCTCGACCCGATGCAAGGCTTCCATGACCTGCCGCATATCGTTGCGAACATCTTCACGAGTTGCGTACTCTTCGCGTGTCTTGTTAACC